ATTTAAAACTTCTAAAACTGGAGAGTTAGTAAATGATTCTAACTTTGGAGATAAAAATCCTTTTTATAGTTCTATAGATTCTGCAATAGAAAACTTACCTGTAGGTAAAAATGGTATAAAAGGTAGCAATGTTATTAAGTACCTTACAAAAAAAGCACCTAATATAAATATGAGAGAGTTGTACTGGTCAGGCATGTTAGAAAATGCACCTATGCGTGGTGTAACAGACTTTTTAACTGGTGACATAACTATTGGTCAAAAAGGTATTAACCCTAATAGAACGTATAGTAAACAAGAGTTAAGGTATATGGCAAATGTATCTGTACCTCAAGTAATAGTAAAAAAACTTACTTCTTTATCTACCAAGTATCAAAATCAACCTAAGTGGAAAGGTATGCAACAAGTGCCTATGAATATTTTTACACTAGAGCCTATAAATATTGCTACCTCTCAAAATACTCCGACCCCTCCAAGTATACTTAATCGCCCTGCAATGCCAACAAGTACAAATGGACAACAAACTTTTAGAATTGGACGAGGGAACTTCGAAGGTGGACAATCCCCTAATTCTGAATATGTAGAATATTTAATTACTAATGTAAATTCTAGAGGTAGTACATACCCTAAATCAGATGCACATTGGAGAGTAGATAATAAAGATGAAACTGTACTTGCTCATGTAAGAGGTTCTTTTATTCCTATTATATACCCTGATGGAAGCAAACGAAAGACTAACAAACATACAACTACAAACGTATTTGTAGTAGATGAAATACAAGCTGACCCTGCACAGAAATCACCTGCAGAAGTTAGAGCAGATAAACCTAGTGCAGTTGCATCACAAAAAACTTCTAAAGAAACTGCAAAAATTTCAAATGCGCCAGAGGTAGATGTTAAAACAGCATTCACTACTAACTTAACTAAAGCAATAGATGAAATTGGAAGACCACCTGAATTTATACCTACTAGTGATAGATTTAATCGTATTTTTGGTGTTGATAAAAATGATGCTTTTTCTGTACAGACAGATAAAGTAAATCAAGGTTTAAAAGAAATAGCTGAAACCCTTGCAGATGTAGAGAAAAAATTTCTTGCTAATGATTTAGATAGAGATGAAGTTGCTGAAGTTATCAGTGCAACTTTTAATGATAGCCTTAAAACAACTGCCATATTAAGAAACACTACTGGTCCCGGTGCATTTCCTGAAGCTATTATGAATCAAATAAAACTTAATGTTTTAGGAGATTTAATTTATGGTAAAGGTGTAGTAAAAAGAACTCCTGTTTTAAAAACTAAACTTGAAGAAGTAATATTAAACTCTTTAGGTGGTAAACCTATTGCACCTACAGATATTACCCCTGTAGGTACAGGTGATAGTATTAGGCTTGGTTTATTATCTATAATGAGAGAGGCTGTTAAGAAAAAAACTAATACAATAGTTATACCACCTGTAGATGATTTAATGAAAGCACATAGTCTTGGTGAAAAACCAACAAAAGAAACTTATGAAGATGCTATGATGAAAGCATTAAGAATTTTAAGGTCAGAAACAAATAAAAAAGTTAGCTTTACAAAAGGTAAAATAGACGGATTACAATTTGATAGTGATAAAAACTATTTAATAATTAATTTTGATTCTGATATAGTAGATGAAACTAAACAAACAAGATTTGCCGAAGGGGGCTTAGTTTAAACATGGACGAACAAATGGAAATGGTACTTAAAGAAGGTGGCATTAGAGATGATGGCCTTAATGTTGACCCTGTATCGGGCAATGAAATCCCTTCTGGTTCTCTTGCTGAAGAAGTAAGAGATGACATACCAGCACAACTTTCTGGTGGTGAGTATGTCGTACCTGCTGATGTAGTCAGATTTTTTGGTGTAAAGTATTTTGAAGATTTACGTATGGAAGCAAAATCAGGCTTGCAAGATATGGAAAGAAATGGTAGGATAGGTGGTGAACCTGTTAAACCACAACAACAAATGGCACAAAATTCTAATCAAGGTATTACTGAGGCAGACTTACAAGCACTAGAAGCTATGATGACTACTGGTGCTTATGAAGGTGGTCTTATGGATAAGATTGCTTACACAGTTAAAAATGATCCTATGGTTAATGAACGAGTTAATAAAAAAGGTACATCAGTAGGTTTTGCTGAAGGTGGTCAAGTATCTAGTATGTTTGGTGACCCTAATCAAATTGACAGTATCATTGATCAAGTTTCTATTATGGCACAACAAAATCCTGCTATTGCAAAAGAATTAAATCAACGTGGTATAGCTGTAGGTCAAATGCCTAAGCAAGCTAATACACAACAAATGCAACCAAGGAATACCCCTGCACAAGTTACTAACCCTGTAAGTCAACAGATGGCTAATGGTGGTACACCTGATCCTTTTGCTAGGTTTAGAGTACCGGGTCTTAGTAGCTCATCAGGAATGGGTATGCCACAGGCTGTAACCCCTGATATCACTGCTACTCCTACCCCTGTAGTTTCTGATCCAGTTACTGCACCATCAGTAGCTACACCTGATGTAGGACAGTGTGGTGAAGGTCGTATGTGGAATGGCTTCCAGTGTGTACCTGCTCGTAGAACAGGTGATGATAGTGGTTCTGGTGGTGGCTCTGGTGGTGGCTCTGGTGGTGAAGGTGGAGAAAGCTCTGGTAAAAGTTGGATAGATGAAGGAGGTTTTACGGGTAAAAATAGCCTTAATAATTTTATAGATAAAGAATTAGGTAATCTTGCGCCTGATGCAGGAAGTCGGCCTGATCAAAATCCATTTAGTAACCTTGTTAAAAAAATGCCAGCTATGCAAATGCTAAGTAGTATTGAAGGTATGAGAAGTGTTGCTAAAACAAGAGCCGCAGCACAGTTAAATTTTGATGCTAACTTAATTAGTGAAGAAGAATTTGAAGCAGCTTTAAGTAAAATTGATTCTATGATACCCTCTAATTTATTAAAAGCAGCAAACTCTGGATTAGCTACAGGATTTGGAATTACTAAAGGAACTAAATCAAAAGCAGGTAAAACACGTTTTGATTACGATGGTGATGGAAGAGTAACAGGAGGTAAAGAACTACAAGATTATTTAAAATCTTTAGGTCTTGAGACTGATGATAGAATTATTGTGGGTCTATCAGACTCTGAAACAGGTGCACCAGCAGGTTCTACAGGTATAACAAGAACAGTTGATTACGGAGATGCTGGATTATCTAAAGCAAAAACTATAAGAGATGAAAGTGGTAATGGGCAACTAACAGCTCAAGAAATTTCTGAAGCAAGATCAAGAAATAAAACTTACGAACAAAAAACACAAGCTGAAAGAAATAAAGATATAGCAAAAAGTAAAGCTGCGCCAAAAGCAGCTAAAAGATCAGATGGAAAGTATTCTGGCGCAGGTAGAGCTAAAGGCGGCTTAATGAAAAAACAAAAAAAGAAATAGATTAATAATAATCTATCCATAATAACAATAAGGCTACCCAGCTACGGCTGGCCCCAACATAAAGGAGATGGATATGCCTGAACTACAAACAATGGAAAGCCCTAAAGTTGCAGGGTTTTTAAACCCTAACCACAACAATCGTAATCGTAAACGTATTGAAGAGGATGAAAAAGAGCTTGAAGAACTCCAAGGTGCTAAAGAAGAAGTTGCCGAAGAAGAAACGTCCGATACAGAAGATGAAGAAAAGACGTTATCAAGAGAAGAAAAATCTTTTAAAAAAAGATATGGTGATCTTAGACGCCATATGAGTGAGAAAGAAACTGAGTGGAAAGAAAAGTTTGAAACCCTTGAAGGTAGAATGAATGACTCTTCTATTCGCCCACCTAAATCTGAAGAAGATGTACAGGCTTGGATAGATAAGTACCCTGATGTTGCTACTATTGTAGAAACTATTGCTAGTAAAAAAGCAGAGTCAATGTTTAGTAAAGCAGAAAAACGGTTACAAGAAATAGATGATGCTAATTATGAAAGCACTCGACTATCCTATGAGAGTAAGATCAGGAAAACACATGAGGACTTTGATGATTTAAAAAGTTCAGATGAGTTTCACGATTGGGCAGATGAGCAACCTAAGTGGGTTCAAGATGCTTTGTATGAAAACCCTGACGATCCTGCATCTGTTATACGAGTTATTGATCTTTACAAATCTGATAAAGGTTTAACTAAAGTAGCCAAGAAAGCTAAGACAAAAGAAGCAGCAAGTGTTGTAAGTAAACGCAGTAAGACTTCTATTGATGCTAGTGAAGGTGAAAATATGATTAAAGAATCTGATGTTGCTAAAATGTCAGACAAACAGTTTGAGAAAAATCAAGAAGAAATTACCCTTGCAATGCGTAATGGTAAATTTATTTACGATATTTCGGGTAATGCCCGATAATAACTATTGACAAAAAACAAAATGTCAATATAACTAAGGGTATAGTAACAAAGAGCCTCCTTTAAGGACTACCTCAATTACTAACCCTTTTCACATAAAGTCTAAACACGGATAAGAACTACCTGACTAAGTACAGGCCCAGTAGTATAATGGTTGGCAAACTGTAATACATCTGCACCCTAGAAAATAATCAGCCTCTTACTAATTCTGTTTAGCTTACTTAAGCCAAACAATATCATAGGAGGATTTACTATGGCTTTTACAACCGCAACAGGTTATGGGAACTTACCAAACGGTAATTTTAGTCCTGTAATCTATTCCAAAAAAGTACAGCTTGCGTTCCGCAAGTCTACTATTGTTGGAGACATTACTAATTCTGATTATTTTGGGGAGATTGCCTCACAAGGTGATACCGTCAAGATCATTAAAGAACCTGAGATTTCAGTATCTGAATATGCACGTGGCACAAATGTCACAGCACAAGATTTAGAAGATGAAGATTTCACACTAGTCATTGACAAAGCTAATTACTTTGCTTTTAAGATGGACGATATTGAGGAGGCACACAGCCACATCAATTTCATGGACCTTGCAACCAGCCGTGCAGCATACCGTCTTGCTGACAACCATGACCAAGAAGTTCTTGCGTACATGTCAGGCTATAAGCAGTCTTCTTTGCACAGCAAAGGCGATGCCCTTAACACAACTGTTAATGGTTCTAAGGCTGTAGCTACTGCAGGTGCTAACGAACTGCTCTCCTCTATGCAATTGCATAAAGGTGACTTTGGCAACATTACTACTTCCTCTGCTGGCACTCACTCAATTCCTGTGACTGCACGTATGCCCGGTGCTACTTCGTTGCCAACTGCAACTGTATCTCCTGCAATGATCATCTCACGTATGAAACGTTTGCTTGATCAACAACAGGTTGATTCACAAGGTCGGTGGCTGGTAGTTGATCCAGTATTCATGGAAATTCTTGCTGATGAAGATTCACGTTTTATGAATGCAGATTTCGGTGAGTCAGGTGGACTGCGTAACGGTTTGACCGTAAACAACTTCCACGGCTTTCGTGTATATTCCTCGTCCAATTTGCCAGCACTTGGCAGTGGGGCAGGTACAGCAGGTACAGCTAACCAATTGACTAATTGCGGGATTATCGTAGCTGGTCATGATTCTGCTGTGGCAACTGCCGAGCAAATCAACAAAACAGAATCATATCGTGACCCTGACAGCTTTGCTGACATTGTTCGTGGTATGCATCTATACGGTCGTAAGATTCTTCGTCCAGAAGCAATCGTTACTGCCCGTTACAACGCAGCATAAGGGAGTAATATAATATGGCTACGTTTGACATGACTTCCATTGATACTGCTGGTGTTGGGGCAAATGTTCTTGCTGTTCCAACAGTAGTCGGTAATGTGGTTCGTACTATTGAAGCAATTTTAGATATTGATGCTATGATTGCTGCAGGTGCTACCGTTGCTAATGGTGACATTTTCCAACTCTTAGAAGTTCCTGCTGAATCAGTAGTAGTTGCTGCTGGTGCGGAAATTATGAAGTCTTTTACTGCAAGTTGTACTTGTAATATTGACTTCGGTGGTGGAGATGACATCATTGATGGTGCTGCACTAGATGCTGCTGCTGGTACATACCTTGTAAAAGGTAGTAACGGTGAAGCTAACATTGTAAACACTGGTGCTGCATCTACATTTGCTGCAGAATCCCTTGCTTGTGTTGGTGCTGCAGATACCATTGATGTTGTTATTGCTGGTGCTGCTGCTGCAACTGGACGCCTACGTGTCTATGCAGTAATTGCAGATGTTTCTGCTGCTCACACTGAGGCTGCAGTAGCTCAACGTGATCTACTGTAATAAACCTACATACTTTGGGGCTGGCTATATGCTGGCCCCATTAGTGTATCAAACTTATGCAACAAAAAATTCTTGGGGCATAAAAGATTTATTTAGGAAACATAATGGCTCTTACTTTTCTTTCATTATCTAATAGTGTTATTACACGTATGAATGAAGTAGAGCTTACTTCTAGTAACTTTACAAGTTCTAGGGGTGTACAAACTCAATGTAAAAATGCTGTTAACGAAGCAATACGTTACATTAATCAAAGAGAGTTTGGTTATTCTTTTAATCATTCTACTAATACTTCTACATTAGTTCCCGGAAAAGTTAGGTATGCAGTACCTACTAGTACTAAATCTATAGACTATAATACAGCAAGAATTAAAAAAAGTACTGATTTAAATTCTTCTGGTAATAATCTTACTACTTTAAATTATAATGAATACATACAAAACGAATATGCTAATCAAGAAGATGAAGTAACTTCTACCACTTTAAACGGTTCTCACTCTGCATCTGTAACAACATTAACACTTACATCTACTACAGGTTTTGATGCTTCTGGTACTATACATCTTGGTGGTGAGCAAGTAACGTACACTGCCATATCAGGTAATGATTTGACAGGGTGTACACGTGGTGTTAATAGCACTACTGCTGCTATACATGCAGATGATGTATTTGTAGCACAGTTTGACAATGGTGGTGTTCCTAGAAATATTGTACGTACACCTGATAATAACTATTTACTATTTCCCTTTCCTGATAAAGAATACATTTTAACTTTTGATTTTTATACATTCCCTTCAGATTTATCTGCACATGGAGACACAACAAGTATTCCTGAAAGATTTGCCCCTGTTATTGTAGATGGTGCTTCAGCTTTTGTGTATCAATATCGTGGTGAAACTCAACAATATCAATTAAACTTTACTAGGTTTGAACAAGGTATTAAAAATATGCAAAGTTTACTTATTAATAAGTATGAATATATTAGATCAACAGTAGTATTAAATCCAAGAGGTTCTGCTAACTTTATGTCTGGTATTATTTAATGCCTGATAGTTCACAAACACAACCAGTAGCATTTAACTGTGAGGGTGGTTTAATACTTAACCGTTCTAACTTTATTATGCAACCGGGGGAAGCACTTGAACTAGAAAACTTTGAGCCTGATATTTCAGGTGGTTATCGTAGGATCAATGGATTTCGTAAATTTGTAAATCAAGTAATACCTTTTACTTCTTCATCTTCTGAGACTACTTTAATGGTTGCTAGTTTTGCAAACAAAATAGTAGCAGCTAGAGGTGAAAAAATATTTACTTCTGCTTCTACTGAGTTAGCTCTTTCTATTGCATCTGGCACAGGCATGACAGGATCAGGAACTATTACTGTACCTAGTACTACAGGGTTTTCTTCTAGTGGTACATTGCAAATTAACTCAGAGTTATTTACTTACACAGGTATAAACTCTACTACATTTACTGGTGTTACTAGGGCTACATCTAGCACTACTGCAGCAGCACACGTTAAGACAGATGTAGTATCAGAGAGTTGGACAGTAAGAGATACAGGTAGAACTAATGCTGCTAAGTACCACTTTGAACGTTTTAACTTTGATGGCAATGAAAAGATTATTCTTGTAGATCAAGTTAATGCACCTGTAGTATTTAATTCCTCTATGGCAGCTACAGATGTAAGCACTAGCAGTGTAGCAGGAGCTAAAACAATAGCTGCATATAGAAACCATATGTTCTATGCAGGTAAGTCTACTACTCCACAAGAGATAGTTTTTAGTGAGCCGTTTAATGAGGATGGTTTTAGTAGTGGTGCAGGTGCAGGTAGCATTAAAGTTGATGATACAGTAGTTGCACTAAAAGTCTTTCGTGA